TAAAATGGCAGGTTTAGGAGTCTATGCAAGAAAGACCTGGGAGAAGTATCGGAAAGATGCTGAAAAGGCTAAGACTGAAAAGAAAAGGAAAGAGAATGAAGATGCCAAAAGTCCTGGTGAGAAGAAAATTAATAAATGGAGAAAAGATAGAGAAAAAGAAGAAAGAAGAAAGTATGTAAGTGATTTTGATCCAATTGATGAGCAAGCACCACCTCGTCAACGTAAATCTATCGTTGGTTCTGATGGTAAAGTAAGACAATTTGAACCTCCTATTGATTTAAGATCTATTGACGAAAAACAGCAATCTTTAGAAAATATAGTGATTGCTAAATATGGGAGGCAAATATAATGCCACAAAATTGGAAAGTAACACAACTATCAAATAGAAACTTTTTATCCCCTGTAGGATTTAAGTTTGCTATTAGTAAAGTACCTAAAGCAGACTTTCTTTCAAACTCTGCTATGATTCCTGGTATCAATTTGGGATTTGCATTACAACCAACCTATTTAAAAGACATACCAGTTCCTGGTGATAAGATGTCTTATGAGGATTTTAGTTTAAGATTTATAATAGATGAAAATTTAGAGAATTATCTTGAAGTTCATAAGTGGATGCGAGGATTAGGTTATCCAGCAGACATTGAAGAATTTTCAAATTTAAAAAGAGAGGATCAGTACATTCAAGATACTAGTGGTAGATCCCCATATAATGAATATTCTGATGCAACTTTACTCATTTACAATAGTGCTTTTAATGAAATAGCAAAGGTCAATTTTAAGGATGTTTTTCCTGTAGGATTATCTGCCGTTAACTTTGATGCAACAAAAGAGGATATTGAATATGCTACGGCCACAGCTACTTTTAAGTATTCTATATATGATATAGAGGTGATAACATGATTTTATGGATCTTGATGAAATTCAGTCGTTATGGAATGAGGATTCAAAATTAGACGCAGATAATCTACATACTGAGTCTACCAATATTCCTGCATTACATGCAAAGTATTATAGAATATTAAATAAATTTCTTCTTCTTAAAAAAATGGAGGAGAATAAATTTAAGGTATTAAAGAAAGAAAAGTGGCAATATTACACAGGAAAGGCAGATCCTGAAATTTATATTGACAAACCTTTTGACCATAAGGTCTTAAGGCAAGATGTTGACAAATATATGGATGCGGATGAGGATTTAATTAAATTGATCTCTAAGGTAGATTACTATCAGGTAATGATTAGTTATTTGGATAGCATCCTTAAGACTATCAATAATCGCACTTTTCAAATTAAAAATGCGGTTGAGTGGCAAAAATTCATTAGGGGATACAGTGACTGATATTATTATTCGTAAAAAGAATGAAGTATATGTGACTGTAAAAGCAGAACCACATATCAATCAGGAATTGACGGATCTGTTTACATTTGATGTTCCTGGTGCAAAGTTTATGCCACAGTACCGTAGTAAGTATTGGGATGGTAAAATTCGTTTGTTCTCTCCTGCTACTGGAGAAATTTATGGTGGTCTTGTAGATAAGATAACTTCATGGGCAAGAAAATCAGAATATAGTTTAGAGTTTGAGAATAATGAATTTTATGGAGCACCTTTTGAAGTAAATGATATTATATCTCGTGAAGGTGTAAAGTCTTATATGACCAAGATATCACGACACAAACCAAGAAGTTATCAGGTAGATGCTGTATACGATGCATTAAGATATAATAGAAAACTTTTGATATCACCCACTGCATCGGGAAAATCGTTAATGATTTATTCTGTTGTAAGATATCATGTAGAAACTAAAAAGAAAGTTTTATTAGTTGTTCCTACTACTTCTTTAGTAGAACAGATGTTTAAAGACTTTGAAGACTATGGTTGGAATGCAGAAAAATATTGTCATAAAATATATTCTGGTAGAGAAAAGACAAATGAATATCCAGTTACTATTACTACGTGGCAATCCATTTATAAATTGAAAAGACCATTCTTTAAAGATTTTGATGTTGCTATTGGTGATGAAGCACATTTATTTAAATCAAAATCCCTTGTAAGCATCATGACAAAAATGGATGATGCAAAGTACAGATATGGCTTTACTGGAACTTTAGATGGATCCCAAACTCATAAGTGGGTATTAGAAGGTCTTTTTGGACCATCATACAAGGTAACTCAAACTAAAGACCTTATTGATAAAGGACATCTTTCTAAATTGCAAATAAGAGTATTGATACTTAAACATAATGATCAAAAATTTGAAACTTATGAAGAAGAGTTGCAATACATTATAGGACATCCTAAAAGAAATAATTTTATTAAAAATCTAGTATTAGATCTTAAAGGTAATACTCTTGTCTTATTCAGTCGGGTTGCCACACATGGTGAAATATTATATGAATCTATAAATAGTTCTGTAAAACATGGAAGACAAGTATTTTATGTACACGGTGGTGTTGAAGCTGAAGAGAGAGAAAGAGTAAGAGAGATTACTGAAAATGAATCAAATGCAGTTATCGTTGCATCTTATGGTACATTCAGTACTGGTATCAATATTAAGAATCTCCATAATGTTATTTTTGCGTCTCCCTCGAAATCGAGAATTAGAAACCTTCAAAGCATTGGAAGAGTTCTTAGGAAGGGTGACAATAAAAAGAAAGCAGTATTATATGACATTGCCGACGATATTACTTACAACTCAAGAAAAAACTACACCCTCAATCATCTAGTTGAAAGAATCAAAATCTACAACGAAGAAAAATTTAACTATGAAATAATACAGATAAACATAAAGAACAATGGATAAAGAAGAATTCTACGCAGTATTGAAATTGGTTTCGGGGGAAGAAATATTCGCCAAAGTACAACCATGTGAAGAGGAAGATAAGACTATTCTGATGTTGGATTGTCCTGTAACTTTTGAAAATATTATAATACGTCAAATAGGAGTTAGTGCAGTTAGAATTAATCCTTGGTTAAAAATTTCGGACGATTCGCTTTTTGTTATGAATATGGATAAGGTTATGACTATGACTGAAGTTCATGATAAACATCTTATAAATGTATACAACAAATTCTTAAGAGATAAAGATAGAATTTCTAATAGAACTGATATAAATGAAAATATGGGCTTCTTATCTTCTGTATCTGATGCTAGAGTATTTCTAGAGAAGCTATATAAGTCATCCCCCTGAACCCTTACAGAGTTATTGTACAGGTAATTTAGTACCTTGTCAAGCTAGGTACTTTTGTGTTATAATGTAAGCACATTCAAAGGAAACAAATGAAATGGCAAGAGGTAAACGTAAATCTGAACATTATGTAAACAACAAAGAGTTTCTTGAAGCAATTGTTATTTACAGAAATAAGTGTATAGCAGCAGAAGAAGCAGGAGAGGATCGTCCTCGTATAACCAATTATCTTGGAGAGTGCTTTCTTAAGATAGCAACTCATCTTTCATATAAACCAAACTTTGTCAATTACATGTTCCGAGAGGACATGATTTGTGATGGAATAGAAAACTGTGTACAGTACATTAAAAACTTTAATCCAGAGAAATCTTCTAATCCTTTTGCTTATTTCACTCAGATAATTCATTATGCTTTCCTTCGTAGAATACAAAAAGAAAAGAGACAGATGGATATAAGATCAAAGATTATTGAAAGATCTGGTTTTGATGAGGTCTTTAGTGCAGACGGAGACTATAGTACATCCGACTATAACACAATTAAAGAAAATATACAAACGAAACTTTATTCATGAAGATTGCTCTGATTACCGATACTCATTTCGGTGCCAGAAAAGGAAGTAAAATATTCCATGATTATTTTCAAAAGTTCTATGATGATATATTCTTTCCAACTATAAAGGAAAGAAAGATTAAAAATGTAATTCATCTTGGAGATTCATTTGATAATCGTAAGAATGTAGATTTTTGGGCATTAGATTGGGCAAAACAGAATGTCTACGATAAGTTTAAACGTCTTAAAAATAAGGTGTATACTATCGTAGGCAATCATGATGTTTATTATAAGAATACTAATGAAGTAAATGCTGTAGATTCTTTACTTTCTTCATATAATAATATTGTTAGATATTCTGGACCTACAGAAGTAGATATCGATGGATTTAAAACTTTATTACTTCCTTGGATATGTCAAGATAATTTTGAAGAATCTGTAAAAGTAATTAAGAATACTAAATGTAGATCTGCATTTGGTCATTTGGAGTTGAATGGATTTCAATTATTTCCTGGAATGGTTCAGACAAATGCACATATGAATATGGATGTTAGTGCATTCAAGAAATTAGATGTAGTATTTTCTGGACATTACCATACACGATCCAATGATGGTAAAGTATTTTACTTAGGCAATCCCTATCAAATGTATTGGAATGATGCAGGAGATAAAAGAGGATTCCATATATTTGATACGGAAACTTTTGGATTGGAGTTTATAGAAAATCCATATAATATTTTTGAGAAGGTATATTATGAAGATACCAATGCTAAACTCTATGATGCAAGATATTTAAAAGATAAAATTGTAAAGGTTATTGTTCGCAAAAAATCTAGTCAATTTGAATTTGATAAGTTTGTTGATAAAATTGATAAGGCAGGGTGTATTGATTTAAAGGTTGTTGAGAATTTTACTATTCATGATGAAGAGGTAGAGTTTTCCTCCGATGAATGTGAAGATACCTTGACACTTTTAAATAAATATATTGAAGATGCGGAATTTAATTTAGACAAAGAAGTCGTGAAAAATATTATGAAAGATGTTTATAGGGAGGCTTGTGAGTTTGAATAAATTGTACATCCTTACTATACAAGGTCACGAGGACGAAGGTGCTTATGCTGTTAATGATGATGACGGTGAGAGAGCATTGTACATGTTTGAAAATGAAGATGATGCAGTTAGATATGGTGGATTATTAGAAGCAGAGGATTACCCTCCAATGAGTATTGTGGAAATAGAACCAGAGCTTGCAATTAAGACCTGTAACATGTATAATTATAGGTATGTGATCATCACGGAAGATGATTTTGTGATTCCTCCAAGAGAGAATGATAGTATTCAAAAAAATAAGATGGCGTAATTTTCTTTCGACTGGTAATCAATACACTGAGATAGATCTTACCGAAGCAAAGACAAATTTGATAGTGGGTACTAATGGTGCTGGAAAGTCAACCATCTTAGATGCTCTTACTTTTGCATTATTCAATAAACCCTTTCGTAAGATAACAAAGGGTCAGTTGGTTAATACTGTTAATGAAAAGGAATGTCTTGTTGAAATAGAATTTGTTGTTGGTAAAATAGAATGGAAAATAATAAGAGGAATAAAACCAAATAAATTTGAAATTTATAAAAATGGTAGTGTACTTGATCAAAGTGCAGCAGCAACTGATCAGCAGAAATGGTTAGAAGATCAAGTATTAAAATTAAATTATAAGTCATTCACACAGATTGTTATATTGGGTAGTGCATCATTTGTACCTTTTATGCAGTTGAATGCTCCAGTTAGAAGAGAAGTTATTGAAGATCTTTTAGATATTAAAATATTTTCTGTTATGGGATTACTTCTTAGGGAAAGGACAAGAAGTACTAATGAAAGATTGAGAGAGATTTCTATTCGTAAGAATCTTGTAGAAGAAAAGATTGATATGCAGAAGAGTTTTATTGAAGAATTGGAGGCAAGTGGAAAGAAAGATGTAAATGAAAAGAAAGATAAACTTGAAAAAATAAATGAAGAGATTAATGAATATGAATCTGGATTGGAAGAGATGAGTGATGAGTTGAATGTGATTAATAAAGATATTGAAATGTTCTCAGGAAGTAACAAAAAGTTAAGGAAGTTGGGTAACTTGAGAGGTAAGTTGTCCCAAAAGGTAGCAACTATTACTGAAGAGCATAAGTTTTTCACAGATAACACGGTTTGCCCTACATGTACTCAATCTATAGAAGAAGAGTTTCGTATAGATAGAATTAATGATGCTAAATCTAAAGCCAAAGAACTTGAACAAGGTTACAAGGAATTGGAGGAAGCCATCAGACTTGAAGAGGAAAGAGAAACCCAATTCAAGGAGTTTACAACGGAGGCATCCAAACTAACGCATGAAATTTCTAAAACAAGCACAAGGATTTTTGGACTTGAAACTCAATCCAGAGACATTGAAGAGGAAATTCAAAAAATTACCGAACAACTTAAGAACAGAACTTCTGAAAGACATGCGTTAGATAAATTAATAGGGGAACTGGAAGGACTCCAAAAAGACCAATCAAAGGAAAGTGAGAGAAACGTTTATAACGAATTTGCACACGCCTTAATGAAGGATGGTGGTGTCAAGTCTAAAATCATTAAACGTTATTTACCTTTAATGAATCAGCAGATTAATAAGTATCTGCAGTTGATGGATTTTTATATCAATTTTTCTCTTGATGAAGAATTTAAGGAAAGTGTAAAATCTCCAGTACATGATAAGTTCTGTTATGAATCATTCTCTGAAGGAGAGAAGATGAGGATTGACCTTGCACTTCTTTTTACATGGAGAGAGATTGCACGTATGAAGAACTCTGCTAATACTAATCTATTAATTCTTGACGAGATATTCGATAGTTCTTTAGATGGATTTGGTACAGAATATTTCACTAAGATTGTGAAGTATGTTGTTAGTGATGCTAATGTATTTGTGATTTCTCATAAGACTGATGATCTTATTGATAATTTTGATAAGGTTATTAAATTTGATAAGGTAAAGGGGTTTAGTAAGAAGATATCTTAAATAAATAAAAGAAAAAAGTCTAATGAAAACTTTTGCTGAATTTATAATAGAGGCAAAAAAGAAAAGAGGTCTGGATGACCCAGAACCAAGAGAGGTGGAACCAGGTTTAACTGGAGATCCAATTCCTACAACAAGATGGAAATCTGCTGCTAAACGGCATGAGTGGGAAAAGAAAAGAAGAGAATCATTGAAGAAGAAACCAGGTGAACCTGATAAACTAATTGATGCTCTTAAAAAACAAGCAGAGAAAGAGGGACAATCGTAATGCAAACTGAATCATATGAGAATCCTTTAGATTCAATGCCAGTGGCAACTAATGGTAATAATAGGCATCATCCTAATAAAGAAATGGGAGATTGGTATGATAATGCACCATCAGAATATGAACCTCCTATGCAAGATAGTGATTGGTTTATAGACAAACCTAAAGTTGAAGCATCCGATACACCTGAAGGTGGTGGTTCTAGAAGAAAGGATCAATTGGAGGATGTAACTATTCATGAAAAGATGTATCAAATTGCTACGGCAAAGTATAATCCTTTTGCTATAGGTGGAACAGAACAATTAGGTGGTGGTTCGGAAACAATTCAAAAATGAATGTTGTCTAAATAAATTCAGTTTGACCAAAAATAATGACAAGTTTGATCGACCCAAAAAAATATACCAAAACACTTGACCTATTAAGGTCATTTTTTTTGGCTAA